AAATATGGGGGATACCGAACTCTTAAATTTTGATTCTGTGCTATAAATATAGATGAACGCCGAGAGGGTTCACACAACACAAACTCGCTTAATAGGAGCTATTAAAATGACTAACCTAGCAAGGTATCATGCTGCCAATCTTCCAGAACTATTTGAGAAGATTAATAAAAACAGCATTGGGATGGATGATTATTTGAATCGTTTCTTCGATTTGGACACTACTTCTAATTATCCCCCTTATAATATTGTTCAAGTGAATAATGTCGAATCGAGATTGGAAATCGCGCTCGCGGGATTTAAAAAGAAAGAAGTCAAAGTCTTCACGGAGTTTGGAAAACTATATGTCGAAGGCAAGAAAGAAGAATCAAAGGATGTTGGAGAATTTGTCCATAAAGGATTGGCCCAGCGGTCTTTCACTAGGGTCTGGACACTCACAGATGATACCGAAATACGAGAGGTCCGATTTGAAGACGGACTCTTGGTGGTTGAATTGGGAAAAATAGTTCCCGATCATCATGCACGTAAGGATTTCTTATGATTCTTTCTGATTTCCTCCTTTGGTCTTGTATACCATTTGTATTGGTAACACTTTACTTTGGGACCAAAGGGGGTTATTATGATAGTGAGAGTTATAATGGAGACGGATGCGCTCACGATGTGAAACGATGATTGTTGAATTGGAGTATTCTTAATATGAACTATAAAGATGCTGGTGTTGATATTGAAGTAGGAAGATCTTTTATAGATTCTATTGCATCAAAAATTAAATCTACTCATCAACCTGAAGTTATAGGAAGATTTGGTGGGTTTAATGGGATGATGAAAATTCCTACGGGATATGAGAATCCTATATTAGTTTCTGGAACTGATGGGGTGGGAACTAAATTAATTCTTGCTCAAATTGCTAAGACTTCTGAGGCACATCAGACCATGGGAAGTGATCTTGTTGCTATGTGTGTTAATGATGTTATTACATCTGGTGCAGAACCATTATATTTTCTTGATTATATTGCGACAGGAAAAATTGATAAAAGAGTATTAGGTGCAGTCGTTGAAGGAATTGTTAAAGGTTGTAATGTAAGTGGGTGTTCTCTTTTAGGTGGTGAAACTGCTGAAATGCCACGAATGTACGCTGAAAGCAGATATGATTTAGCTGGATTTTGTACTGGAATAGTGGAAGAAAATAAAATTATTGATGGTTCTGATATTAAGCCTGGATATAAGATTATTGGTATTGAGAGTAGTGGAGTTCATAGTAATGGATATAGTTTAGTTAATAAGTTATTGGGAAGGGAAGAAGATGTTGATTTTGGTAGGATGCCAGAATTGCTTACTCCTACTATCAATTATGCTCCTGTAGTAAAAGAATTACTTAAGAGTCAACCTATTATGGGGATGGCACATATTAGTGGTGGTGGTATTCCTGAAAATCTTCCTAGATGTCTTCCCCAAGGTCTTGTTCATAAAGTTGATTATAACTCTTGGCCATTACAAGAGATTTTTTATAATATTATGGTTGCTGCTCGGTGTTCTGAAGAAGATATGAAGAATACTTTCAATATGGGAATAGGATTTTGTGTTATAGTTCCTCCTGAGGAGGAAGATGAGGTCAAGATGACTATCACTCCTTATCATGAGTGTTGGACTATTGGAGAAGTTGTGCTAGAATAGTAGAAGGTAAAAAATTACAAATGACTGTTAAACTGTCTCTATTAAAATCTGGAGAGGATGTTATTGCTGACATTCAGGAGATGATTCTGGATGAAAAAGTTGTAGGGTATTTCTTTGTAAATCCTTGTGTTGTTAAAGTTTTGGCAAAGGATGAGGGAAATAAAGGAAAAACCCCTTGTCAATTACAATTAACACCTTGGTTACCGTTAACAAACGAGGAAAAGATTCCAGTTGCACCAGATTGGGTTATAACTATTGTTGAGCCTATGCCTCAATTAAAAAAAATGTACGAAGAAGGAGTTCTAAAAGATGACAGACAAGACGATAAAAGTGATAGCACTGACGACGACACAGCAACTTCTGATCAGTGAGATTCAAGAGGTTGCTGCAGTAGATATTGGACAACCTGATTGTAAATTAATTAATCCATTCGTTATTACCACTTCAGATCAGAAAATCACTCTTGAAGAAGGGGTTCTTGTTTTAGCTCCTTGGTTACTTAATATTACAAGAGATGATGTATTCATGATTAGTTCTGATAAAATAGTAACATTGTGTGAACCTACTCCCACTCTTCTTGAAAAATACTTAGATCTTACTAAATGAGATTTTTTCAACCCTTATACTATATTAAAAGGGTAAAAGATCATTACCTAAAAAAAGAGGAAATTCTAGACAGAATTTCAAGGTACGATAAGCCTCATATTTCAACTGATTTTAAAGATTATCATTCTTATATAAGCAATACTGATTGGAAAGATAATCATAGTTGGTTTAATTATTGTTTTTCTGAAAAGGATAGGGTATCTTATTTTGAATTTATTTTTAAAAAATTTAAAAAAGATATTGAAATTGACAAATCCTGGTTTAATCAGTATTATAAATGGTCTGGATCAGATCATCCTTTTCATAAACATGACTGCGGTCATCTAGCAAATATTTATTATGTAGAGCTAGAAAATAAATCTCTAAGGACAATTCTAAAACATCCTAAGACGGGAAAGGAAATAGTCCCCAGAGTTAATGAAGGTGATTTATTAATTTTTCCTGGAGATATTCTTCATAAGTCTCCTAGAAACTATACTGATACTAGGAAAACTGCTATTGCTTTTAACAGCCTTTTTATTTAATGAAATTTTACACCAATGTCCAATTAATCGGAAACCAGTTCTTGGTTCGTGGTGTTGATGGTGGAAAGAGATATGAGCATAGGGATGAATTTTTCCCCACTTTATTTGTCAAATCTAAAAAAAGTACTAAATATAAAACGTTAAGCGGAGATTCAGTTGAAGCTATCAATCCGGGGACAGTTAGGGACTGCCGTGACTTCTATAAGAAGTATGAGGATATTGAGGGGTTTGAAATATATGGACATGACAGGTATATCTATCAATATATCTCTGAGAAGTATCCCGAAGATGAAATTAAGTTTGACATCAGTAAGATTAAACTTGTTACTCTGGATATTGAGGTTGCGTCTGAGCAAGGGTTCCCTGATGTTGAATCGTGCTCAGAAGAGATTCTGGCAATCACAATACAAGACTATACAACTAAGCAGATCATTACTTGGGGAAGTAAACCCTTTAAGAATAATAGGAAGGATGTAACTTATCATTGCTGTGATACGGAACATGCTCTTCTAAGTTCATTCATTAATTATTGGATGCGAGATGTTCCAGATGTTATCACTGGATGGAACATACAGTTATACGATATTCCATATATTTGTAAGCGTCTTAATAGGGTGCTTGGTGAGAAGTTAATGAAGCGTATGTCTCCTTGGGGACTGGTAAGTGAAAGTGAGATTCATATTATGGGACGCACTCATACAGTATTTGATGTGGGTGGTGTAACGCAATTAGATTATCTTGATCTTTATAAGAAGTTTACTTATAAGGCACAGGAATCATATAGATTGGATTATATTGCTAGTGTAGAATTAGGACAGAAGAAATTAGATCACTCTGAATTTGATACTTTTAAGGATTTTTATACCAAGGGATGGCAGAAGTTTATTGAATATAATATTGTTGACGTAGAATTGGTTGATCGTCTTGAAGACAAGATGAAATTGATTGAACTCGCACTTACTATGGCGTATGATGCGAAAGTGAATTATAATGATGTCTTCTATCAAGTACGGATGTGGGATAACATCATTTATAATTACTTGAAGAAAAGGAATATTGTTATTCCACCAAAGAATAGATCCACTAAATCGGAGAAGTATGCAGGTGCCTATGTTAAAGAACCGAAACCGGGAAAGTATGATTGGGTTGTTAGTTTTGACCTTAACAGTCTTTATCCTCACCTTATTATGCAATACAACATTTCCCCGGAGACACTCAGGGAAGCTAGATGTCCCGGCGCGAGCGTTGAAAGGTTTTTAAATCA